AATTAAGATATTTTTAGTAGTTATATTATATATCTTTTAAAATAATAAAAAGCGCTCCAAACAAATTAATTCTGAATTAACTACTAAACATATCTACATGAAAGGAGCGCTTTTATTATATATTATTGTTTAAATGTTGGCATCAGCCACATTCTATTTTTAAAGATTAAATCTAAGAATCCTGGAATATCTTGGTCAACATCAGAAAGCAGTCTAAAACTTCTTGGAGTATCATGTTTCATCATTTTTATGATTTCCTCTCTGATTCTCTCTCCACTTACAGTTTGTTCCAGTTTCTCCAAAATCTTAGGTTGTTTCATCGCTTCCCATATATCCATGTGCATTTGAAAATCTTTAGTAATAGTAAATCTTAGGGCTCTTAAAATTCTTAATGGGTCATCCATCATCGTAGTCTTAGCATCTAATGGAGTTCTAAGAATTCCAGCCTTGAGGTCTTCTACTCCACCGAATAGGTCAATAAGATTACCATCAATATCCTCTGCAAGAGCATTTAGGGTAAAATCTCTACGAACTAAATCATCTTCCAATGTTCCAAGTTCTAAGACAGGTCTACGGGTTCCTTCAACGTATCCAACCTCTTTACGGGCCATTACAAAATCTGCAACCAGTCCGGCGAACTGATGGTCTTTTGGAAACTTAGCACGAATTGTAAAACAATCTGGAGTACTTAAGAAGATTTCAAAACCATGGTCCGTCATCCAGTTGGTCATGATTTGAAAACCATCTTCAACTGTAAAACCTTTAGTATCTTCCAATACGAAAGTAAAATCTATATCTTTAGAGTCCAGTCCAAGGAATTTATCCCTGATACATCCACCAACTTTAAATATTTTAGCCATTTTTATATCTGTTTTAATTATAATGTAAATATAAACAAAAAACTCCAGACGGTAAAATCTGGAGTGTTAAATTTATGTTAATTTTTATTCTAATTTAGGGTCTGGTCGTCTGGTAAACCTTCAACTATTGTAAACATAATTGGAAATGCATATAATAATCTATTAGTTGTTCCAATTTCTCCTTCCCAAAAACAATAGGAACTATGAATAATGGTCATTTCTCGGCATTCAATTTCTTTTCGGGTATAATTACCATCAATTTTACATTCTACTCTATATTTTCTCATTTCTTAGGTTTATAAATTACTACTGATACTTTCATGTCTTTAAGTTCTGTTTGAATAATTTTTTGAATCCTATTCCAATCTCCACCTGCAAGTCCTGCACCAATTTTTGGAAGTCCAATATGTTTGTCTTTAAACAAAGTATTGATTTTACGCAAACATAGAGTAAGTGCCTCGTAATCTAATGGTTTTGAAACTTCATCTTCACTACTCTTGCCATAACGGAATTGAGTATATGAATTTACCACAGTCAATTTAATATCGTCTTCGGTTTCTTTATTATCTTTTAAAAGACCTTTTACATTTCGGTAAAGAAATAAAGTTTGCCAATCTATACATCCGAGTTTTTCAACGCTTGGACCCCATTTTTCCATTTCAAATTCATCAGCCCCAAATGCTTTTGCCATTTGAGGTGCTATTCCAGCTCCCATATTTGAAAGACAATTACAACCATGCGTAATTACATCAAACATACCCTCTCTTGCTAGTTGGATTAAATCACCTTCTATTTCTTGATAGTTAACCTCTATCACTGATTTTACAAAATCACCAAGTTCTTGACTTAACATATTTGACAATGTCTCAACGCCATCTATAACTTCTACTTCTTGTAACTCATATTTAGAGCCTAGAATTGCATCTTGTACTAATACTAAACGTTCTACCGTTTCTGTAGTTTTGGTTTCTTTTTTCATTATATTAAATGTAGTTTGTTATTAATTATATGTAAATATTGATAAAAGTTTTCTACCGGTAAAACTTTTTGTGAATTATTTTTACTAGCTACGGTATCTTAAATCATCTTGTCGGTAAACACTCAACACTGAACCTTGTCCATGTGTAATTGCAAAGAAATAACCATAATAGTAATACACTATTGATGGGAAGTTTTCGGTTAAACTATCGACTGGGTCTGTTTCAAGTCCTTCGTTTGATGCAATTTCCCACATTAAATTCATAATATGTAAAGTTCTATCAGTATATGTTGAGTAGTGCCTCTCGTCATATTTTTTCTGCTTCTTTAAAATTGTCAACATTAAATCATCAAAGGTAGCATCATCACAAACTCCCCATCTTTCGATGATAGCCTTAGCTCTTGCCCGTTCGATTGCATCTCGCTGTGCCAGTTTTCCAAAGTAATCTTCCATACTTTTTTGTCCTTCTGGACCTTTCATCCATTCTAATCCTTGCTTAAGTGTTTCGTTTGCGTTCATATTATTAGTTAATGAATGTCTTAATTATTTGGATTTTGTTTTATTACTTACTTTTTTTGCTCCACATTTACAGGTAGCGCATGATTCTTCTTCTTTTGTTAATTTTTTTACATACTCACTTGCAGCGTATATGGAGCCTACGCATATAAAAATCACAATTGCTAGATAAAAAAGACCTAGATAAAAAAGACCATAACCTGGTGCACTTAGGAGTTCAAATGCAATTTGTTGGAGTTGTAATACTCCGGCGATTCCAATTAAAGCACCGAAAATCATAAAGAAAAATTTAAAAAATGTATTCATAGTTGTTTAAAATTAAGAAGTTGCCGCATCGTTATGGTGGTCAAATTCATGGGTTAATAAAGATTTTATAGGTCTATTGCCAATTAGTTTCAAAACCTGTTGGATTGTGTATGGCTGAAAATCAGGACTTCCATCTATTCCAACATCCATCATTCTACCAGGTCCGACTTTAAATTGGTGTGGTGTGTGAATATGTCCGTGGATGTGCATAACTCCCTGTCCCATATCTTGCCAGCTAGCCATAGGGTAGTGGCTCATTACAAATCGGTGTTTTGCACTTGGACCGTTTTTAACCAATGGAGGCATAACAATTGTTACCATTCTTTGCTCGTTTACTGAGGCAAAAAGGTCTTGAACATCTCCACGGTTTGTAAGGATATGATGGTCGTGATTTCCTAAGAATAGGTGAATATTTTTGCAGTTCAGTTTGTTTCTAAATTCTACAATAGAATCAAAACCACCAAAGCTCCAATCACCCAAGTGAATCAGGATGTCGTTCTCTCCGACCAACATGTTTATATTGTCCTGTAGGTCAACGTTCATCTGGTCCAATGTCTTGTAATCTCGGGTACCTCGGGCACCATCCCATTTACTGACTCCTCTACAAATATTTGTGTGGTTGTAATGGGTGTCTGAGGTAAAAAAGACCCGTTGTCCTGGGTTAACTACTATTTTCATCTTATTTCTTTTCTTTTACAATTTCTATTAATTTTTTAAGACATTCAAGTTCTGCTTCTTCTTGCGTTTTGAAACTATCATTTCCTACTATTATTCCATTTATGCAAGGAAATAAGTAAATGGATTTATCAAATTCATTATACCCATATTTTATAGTTCCGTACAACTCATACTTCTCTATAAACCATCTAAGTGCTTGTTGGTATAGTGGTGCTGAAATCCATCCTACCCATACTGAATCTGCAAGACCCATTCTTTTTTCTGTAAATTTTTCAGGAATACCATTATACATAAATTGTAGATTGAGGTTTCCATCATAATATCCAAAACAAGGTTCTTTAAATCCTAATTCTTTTAAAGCTAATGCTTGTTCGTAAGTCAAAAATTCTTTTTTCATAACTAATTTACTTTAATTTCTAGTTCAAATTCGCTTATTTCAATACTATATTCTTTCGATATGTTTTCAAAGTTTAAGAGTGGTCGGATTAATTCTAAGTTGTTTATCATTTTAGTATGCAATTTTGTCCTTTGGAACTTCAAGTCCGTTTAGGGCGTTTAATAAGATTTGAGTTCCGTCTTCCACATCTGGTTTAATACTTCCGGTGCATCTCATAGAGAATAGTTCTTCAGAGATATCAGTTCTTCCGGTAAAAGTAGCACTTACAGCCTTTATGTACCATGGATTTCTACTAGGTCTCATTGTTAAAACGGCGTACCACTTATTATCACTACATTGTACTAATACTCCTTCAACACTTGTTGTGGATTTTAAGGGCTTTGTTTTAACTACGGTAATCTCTACTTTTTCAGACATATTGTTTGTTTTAATTATAATGTAAATATAAACAAAAAACCCCAGACACGAAAATCTGGAGTGTTAATGTTTTGTTAATTTATGAATGTTATTTCGTTAGTCTTACTATCCCAATCGAATGTAACTGGTTTATTTGTGTACTTATACTCCTCATTCAAGATTGAAGCATTGAAGAAATGTGTACCATTCTGGAACTTATAACCATAACTTCCGTGAATATGTCCAAAAACATGTATCTTTGGTTTAACTACATCTACTCGTTCTCTCAATAAGGCACATCCTAGGAGTGGCTCATTATATGGAGGTCCACTAATATCCAAAATCTCTTGAGGTGGTCCGTGAGTAATTAAAATATCTGTGTCTCTAGGAATGGCTTCCCATTTGCTCATTAATCCTGGGCCGCCTTTTGGAAGGTTAAATGCCCAAGAATAAAATTCTGGCTGCCACGGTGTACCATATATTTTAACCATCTCTTCATCATTGAAGTTACCGTTTAAACCTATTTTAAGCCATTCGTCCTGTAAATATGTAATCCATTTGTGGGAAGAGTAAATCTCTTTCGCGTCTTCTGGAAAATCCTCAAAGGTTCTGTCGTGGTTTCCAGCAATAAAGACTTTATGGTCATATTGTTCAAGTGAATTATACCAGTGACAAAAATCTTTAATGTCATTTTTATTATAACCAGAGTTCATAATGTCCCCAGCATGAAGTAATAAGTCTCCACCTGGAAGGTCGACCTTAGGGTCGATTAACCCGTGTTTAGTGTGCGTGTCGGAAATTAAAGAGATACGAATTTTATTCATCTTTTTTATTTTTACAATTATTAAAATGGAAACGTTTCATTGCGTTTCCTTTTCCTTGCTTTTTGCAATGTGGACCTGTATATACATTTAACACTATTCCTACCTTTGCTTCTCTCATTTTTTATTTATTATAATTTGGTGTATAAAGTCTCCAGGTTGCAGTTCAACATTTTGAAGTATTAAAGCCCTTAGCATCTCTTCGGTTATTTCCAAAGTTCTTTCTATATCTTGATTGTCTTCATACTCTTGGTCAGACCAATCCTCGTTGTCTATAATGTACTCTAATATAATTCTTACGTTTTTCATTTTATTCTCCTCCTCCTTTTCTTATTAAGTAATACCACAACCAAATAAATTTTGGTCTTATAAATTCATAACCTACCCAAATTAAAAAATATTTCATTTCAATTTAATATATTTTCTTTTAAATTTTGTTTCTTTTGCATTCAGGACTAAAATATATCGAGTGCCTAGAGCGGTCTTATATACTTGGTACCTTTCATTATCCGTATAGCACCATTCATTAGTATAAGAGTGTTTATATATTCTCTGCTCCGCATTACAAGAGGTTAATAGTATTAATATAAAGAGTATCAATAATTGTTTCATACCTTATTTATTTTGTTCTTGTTTGCATTGTATACACTGAACTGTACATCCATACTGAGGCATATTAGCCCGATGGAATTCGTAGCATTTCCATTTACGAATATCTGATAACTTTTTAATTCGGACCTTTTTAAGCGGTTCGATAACTACAAATCTTAAGAATATTCCTGCTGTAATTCCTAGTAGTCCAAATATAACTTCTCTCATAACCCTATTTTATTAATTGTATAATCTCTCTTGTTAAATCTCCTGCAGTTCTGGTTCCGTCTAGATTCCATCTTATAATAAGGTGTTCTATTTCAGATTCTAATTGATGCTCCGGTTTTCCAAAATATTTTAACGGAACCTTATGTGTATTAAGAGCATATCTTTTGGCTGCTTCTATTAATTTATCATTCGGAGGATCAAATTCAAAATCAACGGTGTCCTGTAAACATCTACAGTCCTCCATACATTCATTGCAATCTTTACATACTAGTTTCATAATCTATCGGTTTATTTTACCCAAAGGCTTAAAGACTTAAGTTATATTCAATTGTCAGGTTTTTGTTTCATTATTTTAATTATAATGCAAATATAATATAAATCCACGAATCTGGAAACATTAATCCCAAAAAGTTATTAACAATTTTGCATAAAAAACCCGGAATTACCCGGGTTTGAAATCTACTTGTCGAAAAATAGATATTGTTTCCATTCGTCTGGAATGTTTTTAATATGTTTCATTAACATAAGGAAATGAGGTCTTCTGGGTTGCGGAATGGTCTTACCGTACTCTTCCAGACTTAAGTCTGCTTTTTCACCATTGCATTTTTTGCAGGCAGTGGTAAGATTTTCCCAGGTGTTAGGACCTCCTTTTGATTGGGGAATAACATGGTCTATTGTAAGTTTCTTCCTATCGGATTCTTCACAATAAACGCATTTATGATTGTCCCTCTTAAAGACATTTTCTCTGGTTAGAGGAACGTTTCGGTGCTCAGTATAAATGTACTTTTGTACTCTTATAATCGAAGGCTTCCATATTTCGGCATCAGGGTCGCATAGACCAAATTTACAATCATGCTCCCAAACCACTTTCGCGTTTCCCTTATACACTATTGAAAATGCTCTAAGACTACTGATAACACTTCGAGGCATATAGCTCGAATCAATTACTAATGTTTTGTTAAAAATGTTCATGATATTAAATTTTGCGGAGAGCAGAGGTTACGATCCCCATCCGGTTCGCCCGGACCAACTGTTTAGCAAACAGTGCTGAAACCATTTCAGATTACTCTCCAAGTTTATATTGGCGGAGAAAAGAGGATTCGAACCCCCACACCCTTTAAAGGATCGACGCATTTCAAGTGCGCTGCCGGTACCCAGACTCTTTCGGCTTATTTCTCCAATTTGTTAGTAGCCCTAGAAGAATTCGAATCTCCATTTGACATCTTAGAAGGATGTTGCATTTCCATTTATGCTATAAGGCCATATTTGTATCCCTGACAGGAGTCGAACCTGCAGTTTACGAGGCTTAAGCTCGTTGTGTTTACCGTTTCACCACAGGGATATAAAGCCAGTCCCATTGTCTGGCCGCTCAGCTTTAGGTACCAAGTTTGCAAGAATAAATCTCTGACCAGGACTTATACCCTCTGGGTATCGTCGTGTGTTTCCGGGTTTCGAACCCTGTTCTCTAGATTCACAGTGTAGCACTTTACCGATTAAGCTAGAAACACCATGTGTACATCGTGATAGAATCGAACTATCGCCATTTCCATGTAAAAGAAATACGCTCCCATTACGCCAACGATGCAAAAAAGTTAAAGTTCCCCCGGATGGCCTCGAACCATCTACCCCTCCGTTAAAAGCGGAGTGCCCGTCCACATGAGCTTCGAGGGATTGTATTTTGTACCGAGTATTGGATTCGAACCAATCTAAGGGCGGATATGAGCCATCCTTGATCCCAAGATCCCTCGGCAATTTAGTAGCGGGTGAGGGACTCGAACCCCCGACCTTAAGCTTATGAGGCTCACGAGATACCAACTTCTACCAACCCGCACTATATTTGTAGTCTATGAAGGATTCGAGCCCTCATCTTCCGATCCGTAGTCGAATATTCTATCCGTTGAACTAATAGACTAATTGTGGTCCATACAGGATTCAAACCTGTGACCTTTTCGTTATGAGCGAACTACTCTACCAACTGAGTTAACGGACCTTTTTGCACGGGTGGAGGGATTTGAACCCCCATCACTGATTTTGGAGACCAGGATGCTACCGTTGCACTACACCCGTAAATATGTAGGATATCGCTTAACCTACCAGGTTTTACCCATTAAATCATATTAAATGACCCAAGACGATTTTTTTGTAGATATGGGCAGAATTGAACTGTCCGGCACGTCCATGTTCCTTGCAAATGCGAAGTACTGAGGATTGCTCTACCACTGAGCTACATATCTGACCTAGTTGCGATTAGAGGATTTGAACCTCTGGAGGGTATATCTACCGATACGGCTCATGAGACCGTCTCTGACCAACATCGCATTTTTAGAGCCACGTAACAGGGATCGAACCTGTCTGCCGAATCTTGTCAAATACTCTCATCTTGTCGACCTTTCAGAGGCATATTCTATTTAACTCTTCATGATTTTCCACCTTACGTCTAAAACGTTCCATACATAACTAATTAAAAAATCCAGTTGTCACCTTTGACTACGGACATTTCCAGTGTACCCTCGAGGAATCGAACCTCGTCCTCTAGTTCTTCAGACTAGCGTACGCACCAGCTATACCAAAGGTACATAAAAGTATAATATCCGTTATAATACCGACCCAGTTTCCCAGGACCAGGTTGGATTCGAACCAACATCTCTTTTTTACGTGGGCAGCAGTGGACTCGAACCACTCCCTTTAGAGACCGATTTTACAGACCGGCTGCCGTATCCGAACGACTTTTGCTACCCTCTTTTGCTCATTCTACAGGAATCGAACCTGCTTCTCCAGCCTCCTCGGCCAGCGTGGTCACCATTCCACTAAGAACGAAACTACTACTTCTTTCCTGCGGCAACAGAACCATTTTCGTAGTATGGATATGAACTCATATACAGAATTGCCGTACTGTATAAACTATCATCCCCATTTTTGTAGTGATATTAGGAATCGAACCTAAAACCTCTTCGGTATCAGCGAAGTGCTCTAACCAATTGAGCTATACCACTATTTAATTACTGCCTGACTCCTTTCGAGCTATGGAGACTCGTATCATTCAATTTCAGTAATTTGCTCTTCCCCTAGGACTCGAACCTAGATAAAATGATTAACAGTCATCCGTAATAACCTTTATACGAGAGAAGAATTTTAGTTGCGGGTGAGGGACTCGAACCTCGCCATTGGGTTATGAGCCCGATATGCTACCAATTACACTAAACCGCGATGTTAGCTGATTAATAAGGAGTCGAACCTTAAACCCCTACCTCCTTTAGATTCAGAGGTGGTGTGCACCCTTACACCATAATCAATCGAGAGTTTCGAACCTCTCAGTCTCAAGCTAATTACTCTTGAGGTTTGCGGTCTATGACGGTAATGCTCCGTCTACTCAACAGTGACAGTGTTGGATGATACTTCTTCACCAATAGACCAATTTTCTAATTCTACGCTTACAATATGTAGTTCTATGAATTAGTAACAGTCTCATCTGGATTATTAAAGTGGAGCTATAGGGAATCGAACCCTAATTTATGATTTGCAAAACCATTGTAATTGCCGTTATACGATAGCCCCAAGTGCACTTCCTCGACTGTTTAGCGCGAACCAATGTAGTATTGCGTATGGGATTCGAACCCATGCCTCATCATAGAAAGTGATACGTGTTAACCCCTTCACTAACGCAACGTTTTTGTTATCAGTATGTCAAAGAACCTTTGTTCTAATTTGTTATGTAAATATAAACAAAGTTTTTCAATCGGTAAAACTTTAAGTGTTAAAATTATGTTAAAGTTTTATTTGAGCCGGTATAAGGAATCGAACCCTATTATCTTGTGTACAAAACAAGCGCATCACCATTTATGCTTTACCGGCAAATTAAATTAGAAGAGGTTTTGAATTCTCATCTCCAGCCTTTAGGGGCAGTGCTCTTACTATTTGAGCTATTCTAATTTTTTTATTTTATTTTACGACCTAATCTCCAGCCTTCAGGTATTGTATCACCTTTATAGATTTTTTTAGATTCAATTTCATTTGTTATCCAACATTTACCATATTGGGAATTTTTATCTCCAATGCCTTGTCCTTTCTTAGATTCTTGCATCTTAGTAATTGTTTCTTCTGTATGTTTTCTACCAGACCAATTATATGGAATAAAATTACCGTCTTTAAAAGCTTTTTTTAATCCTAGACCAACATTTTTTTTATATTGTTCCCAAAATAATTTATCGTTTCTTTTAGAATGTATTGTGTTTTTAAATCCTTGATTTTTTTTAGAAGATTCTTTAAATTTTAATTCATGTTCAATGCTAGAAAATCCTCCTTCTCCACCTAAAGCAAAGTTCATACAAAGTTCCTCGTTTAACATTTCTTGATTAACAATTTCCTTTTCTCTTTCGGCTAAGGATTTTCTATCAGGTAAGAATTCTAGAATCTCTTTAACATGGTTTTCTTTTCCATGTTTATTAATTGAATGCCATAATCTTTTACCTGAACCAATGTAACTATCTTCTAGATTGTCGGTTGAATGCATTCCAATATAAAACTTATTTGTAATAATACACGTAGTTTTATAAATGTAATGGTATTTCCTTCTGCTTGCTTGTTTCTTTATAACGTTTTCCATAAACTATATATCTATGGAAAATGTTAAAAAGGTTACAGTGCCCAAGGAGGGACTCGAACCCTCAATGCTTTCGCGCTAGATTCTAAGTCTAGTGTGTCTACCAATTCCACCACCCGGGCAAATTCAGGATGGGTTTTTTGTACGTGCTCTACCAACTGAGCTACTTGCTTTTCCTAAGATACACAAGGCCGGATTCGAACCGACGACCACGAGGTTAACAGCCTAGTTTTTTATTTTTTGCAGCAACCATCCTTTTTGTCTAAGTGATGAGATTCGAACTCATGCATCTCTTGTTCCCAAAACAAGCGGGTTCAGCCATCTGCCCTAGCACCTAGTACTTATATTTGTTTATGAATCTTCTAACCTGTGTATGTGTTACATTCCATTTTTTTGCAAGATCCGAAATATATCCACGTTTTTCACCAGAGTTATTAAGTTCAACTAATCTAGATTTAATAATTTCTTCGGATAACTTATTACCATTATTTTCTGAAATTTTCTTTTTTGTTTCATTCGATATTTTTTTGCCTTTATTATATGGAATTTTTCCATACATTGGATTATTAATCCCTGAAGAATTTAAAATACCGTCTCTATATAATTTCTTTATAGATTTTGATAGTTTTAATGAAATATTGTTTTTAAATTCAGGGTCATTTTTTAAATAACAGTTTATATAGTCCCATCCTCCTTCACCTCCAATTTTAAGATTATATGTGTTTGTGTCATTAATAAAATCCTCATTTACAATTTCAGTCTCTTTTAAAAGAGCTTCTTTTTTACTAGAGTATACATAAAGAATTTCTTTTTTAAAGTTTTCTTTATTATATTTTTTAATTGATTTTAAAAGTAATTTACCAGAACCTATGTAATCATCATCAATATTATTAGTTGAATGATATCCAAT